GCCGACGCGCACGGCGGAAAGCGCGTGCGGGCCGGCGAGCACGAACACGGTCTCGACGTATTCGAGATCGCCGACGAGCTCGATCAGCGGCTGGCACGCGAGTTGCGGAAACACCCGCATGGTGCCCACCACGCGGGCGGGCGCGGCGCCGGCGGCGAGGATGTTGCCGGTCAGCGCCGCGGGCTGCAGCGTCGCCTGGCTGCCGGTCGAAGCCTGCGGCAGATTGGTTTGCGCGCGCGGCGGCGGGATCAGTGCGGCGATCGCCAGCGCCCCGCCGATGCCGACCGCGGCGCCCGCGATCGAGGCTCCTATGGCACCGCCCGCGAATGACGCGCCGAGCAGTCCGAGCCCGGCCGGCCCGAGCGCGCCGCCCGAGACCGCGGCTGCGACCAGCAAGACGGCGATGGTGGCGACGAGCGCGATCGTGCTCTTTTGCCCGCCCCCGCCCCCGCCAGGGCCGCGCAGCGGCATGGTGAAGGTGACGGCGACGTCCCGGCCGGTCGCAACCCGCGGCCGCACCAGGTGCCAGGCCCCGCGCGGCACGAGCTCGCCGTTGACGCGCGCCTCGCATAGTTCCGTAAAGCCCGCCGGCGGATCCATGCGGATCAGGATCTCGGCGATCGACGGCATGCGGCCGTTGGGATGCACGGCGAGCATGCGCACCGCGCCGTCGAACGGGCGCTCGCGCAACGCAGCCATCATCGGCCGATGCGGAACGGGGAGATTCATGCGAGCTCCTTGTGGCGGAAAAAACCGAGAATGCGATGGCGGATGCGGGGATGATCGAGCGGCATGATCACGGAATCGGTCGCCTTCCACACGTGCAGCAACGCGTCGGGCGAGAGCATCACGCCGACATGGCCAGGGACGCGGCGAGAAACGCCGTTCATGTCGGTCATCGCCGACATCAGCACCACGTCGAACGCGCGGGCCGGCGGGATGACCGAGAGCCAGGGCTCGCTCGCCGCGCCATCGCGGAACTGACGCGAAGCCGCGATCAGATCGGCGGCGGACAGTTCGGCATAGGTCGCAAGCTCAATGGCGCGCTCGGTCTTGAACACCTGATAGACGATGCCCCAACAGTTCGAGCCGCCGAGATCGTATCGCGTGTCGTGAAACGGAATGCCGACGTAGCGGCCGGCCCATTGCGGAACGATCATCGATAGAGCCCCGGCAAGCGGCTCTGGGTCGATCGGATGGCCGGCCACGGCTCGGTCGCGATGTCGAAAGAGAAGATGTCGGCCGAGAGGCCCAGCACGTCGCAGGAGATGTTGCGCAGGAACAGTTCCGGCGCCGAATATTCGACCGCCGGCGTGCCGAGCGCATTGCGCGGCAACGCATTGTCCCAGTCCGAGCGCGCGAACAGTTCGAGCTTCAGCCGCGGCGCGGTGTCGAGCAGCAGCACGGCGGCGCCGATCGCCTTTTCGACGTTGGCGATCGCGATCTTGGCCTGCGGCGGCTGCTCGTCGTCGGTCAGAAGCGAGATCGAGAAACCGAAACCGAAATAGGTGTTGCCCTGGTAGAGGTAATCGACGCCGGGCGCGTCGGAGTTCACGCGGATCGCGTCCTCGAGCGCGGGATGCGTGATCGTCGCGAAAATGACGAAGATCTCGCTCGACGCCGAGGCCTCGATCGAATCGCGAAAGCCGGCCTGCAGGACGCGCATGATTTCACGGCATCAGACGGACGGAGATGGTGACGCGATAGCGCGGCGTGCCGCGCACGAAGGCGAATTCCTTGTACTGCGGCTCGGCCGCGAACTGGAACGTCGCCATGTCGTTGGTCGCCGGATGCTTGCGCTTGAAGATCAGCACGCCATCGGCGAGATCGCTGCGATAGAAATTGCGCAAGGATACGCGCTCGGCCGCGTTGGCGTACATCTCCCACGACAGCAGATCAGAGGAGACCGACGAGCGCCGCCGGCGTTTGGGCGGCCCGACTTCCGGCGCGAACTCGGCGACGTTCGTCTCCGGCTTCTCCGAATAGGAGCCGACGATATGCGCCTGATTGACATCGGGCGGCCAGTAGACCGTCGCCATGGGAAACTCAGCGCCGGATCGCGCCCGGGGTGAGCCCGAACCGCACGCCCATGGTGCGATCGAATCGCCCGGTCGCGAGCTTCTGATCCATCGCCGAGATCACGAGATCGAGAATTTCGACATCGCCCTGATTGCGCTGGCGCTGCTCGACCGAGGATCCCGGCGGGGTGATGACGTTGACCTGCGTCCTGCCGCCGCCGATGTTGGGATCGATGCGGCCGGAGGCGCTGGGAATGAACAGCTCGGGCCCGCGCTCGCCGACGAGATAGCGCCTGCCGATCGAGACGTCGCCGCCCTCGGCGAAGGTGCCGTCGATCCCGGCGGCGACCGCGGCGCCCCCGCCCGCGCCGGGAAACGGAAAGATCGAGCCGAGCAGGCCGCCGACGCCGCCGGTGGCGCTTTTGGTGCCGAGGATCCCGGCAAGCGGACCGGAGCCGAGCAGCTCGGCCTGCAGCAGCGCCTGGATCAGCGCGCGCAGCGCGTTCTGCGCCACCTGTTGCAGGGTCTGGGTCTTGGTGATCAGGCCGTCGACGATGTTGACCAGCATGTCGCCGCCGAAACGCAGCGCCTCGTTGAAGCTCTGAAACGACATCAGCGCGTCGTGCGCCTTCGCGGCCGCCTTGGCGTAGGTCTCGGCCATCGCGTCGATCTTCTGGCGCGTCTCGTCGGTGACGGTCTCCTCGTCGCGCCCCGCGGCCGCCAGCAGCTCGGCGGTCGCCCTCGCCTTCTCCTTGGCCTCGGTATTGAGCCCGACGCTCGTGGTCTCGGCATTGAGGAGCTCGATGCGGCGCTGCAGGCGATCGATCGCGGTATCGAGCGCATTCTTTTCGTCCGATTCCTCCTCCGGCGGTCGTTTGGTGGGAGTAATCGCGGCACCGAATGCCGCGGCGCCGGCGGTGCTTCCCAACCTTCCCGCTATGGCAGCGGCGACGGGTCCGCTCGGGCTGGAAAGCCCGGTGACGGCCCCAACAACGCGGCCAAGAGTGGCGAGACCCTGAAGGAAGCCCGCTAGAAACTTGCCGCTGACATCGAGCAGACTGAGCATGCCGGGCATGATGTCGCCGATCGCCGCCTGCATCCGGGTCACCCACAGCGTCGATGCCTCGTTCCATTGCTCGACGAATTTGTGAGCCTTGTCGACGAGCTCGCGATCGGTAACGGCACCGGCCTCCTTCGCGCCGGCTGCCACCTGATTGATCGCATCGGCGCCCTTTTCCAGAAATGGCACCGCCTCCTTGGAGAAGCCGGCCATTTCCGCAATGTCGACCTTCATCCGCTCGGTCGGCGCGTTGCGGATCATGTCCGCGATGATTCCGAACGCCTTGCTGGTATCGACGACGTGTCCGTCGATGTCCTTCCATTGGACGTTGTTGGCATCGAACCATTTCGTGAGATCGTTCTCCTTGCGGCTCGCCTCGTCGAGCAGCTTGCCGAGCTGCTCCAGGCCGGACGTGATGTCCTTGCCCTTCATCCCGCCGATCGCCCCGGCGAATTGCAGGGACTGCAAGCGCTCCAGGGAAACGCCAGCCAGCTTGGCCGAATTATCCAGATCGACGAGCTCACGGTTCGCGTCATGGATGAATTTGACCAGCGCCGCCAACGACACGCCGGAGAGGATCGCCGCCAGCGCGGTACGCAGACCGGCTGCCCCAGCCGCCAGATCGTCCATCGACGATTTGACGCCTTCGAAGCTCGATTCCATTTTCCCCATGGCGTCGGAGACGATCTTCTCCGCCTCGGTCAGCGAATCGCGCATCGGCGCGGCATTCGCCTCGAGCACGACGCTCAGCGTGCGCAGCGGGGTGTCGGCCATCGATTCAGGCGTCCGGATATTGCGCCATCAGCGCGTCGAGATCCTCGCGGGTCATCGGCTCGTCATCCGGCGCGCCGGCGTGGAACTCGACGAAGCCGTCGATCGCCGCCTGGATCTCGTAGAGCGAGGCCTCCCAGAAATCCGCCGGGCGCCAGCCCATCTTGCCGCAACAGGTCTCGATCATGCGCCGCCACGGGATCGCGCCCTCTACGCGTCCGTCCCCGCGACGGCGTCGCCTTTTTTTGCGTCGGCTCCGTCGTCCTTCAGCCCGAAGGTCAGCGCGTCGACCACCTTCTCGCCCACGGCGACGATCGCGCCGAGCGGCAGCTTCTCGACCTTGGCGGCGGCCGCGCGCAATCGCTCCTGCGGGTCCTCGCCCTTGGCCGACACGTCGAGATGCATCAGCGCCGTGCGGATGGTGACGATCGACGCCGCGCGCAGGCGGCGCAGAATGTCGTCGAGCCCGGCCGCGCCGAGCTGGGTCTCGATCGCGGCGACCGCGCGCGCGCTGGCGACGAGCACGAACGACTGGCCGGCGCGGCTGAACGGCACCTCGCCGCGCGCCGGATTGGCTGGCGCCGATTGCAACGCGCCGGGGACAAGATCATCCGTCATGCGCCGACGCCCGCGTTGGCGGTGACGGTCACCTGCCCGGTCGATTTGATGGTCAGGCTGAAATCGAGCGGGTTCTCGTGGGTGCCGGAGAACGCCTCATCGGCGAACAGCGCGGCGAACTGGAAGGTGGCGAGCCCGGGCACGATCACCTGCATGGTCGGCTTGGTCTGGCCGATCACCGCGTTGTAGGCGGCGTTGGCGGCGGAATCGTCGTTCCACAGCCCGGCGCCGGAGACCTCGAACGACTGCACCGAATAGTCGCCCTCGTAGGCCAGCACCCCGCCGAACACGGAGTCCGACGTGGTGAGATCGACCACGGCGTTGTTGATCTTCATCGAGCGCGCGCGCATGCCGCCGATGGTGACGAACGTCCCGCCGCCGGTGTCGATCTTGAGCAAGAGATCGCGGCCTTTCTGCTTGGCCATTTGTCCGTTCTCCCCTGGGTTGGAAGTTTCATCCTGAGGTGCTCGGCGCCGCCCTTCGAGGCTCGCTTTCGCGAACATCTCTCAGGATGACGGCGCCGAGCCGCGAAGAATCACTCGTAGGCGTAGAACGTCGCATGGACGACGCCGTGATAGGTGATGCCGTCTTGTTCCTTCATCGTGACGAGGCTCTTGACGAACACGATGACGGGGCCGTAGCCGGCCGCGGCGAGCGTCTTGTTGTGCAGCGCCTGGCGCACCAGCTTGAAGAGATCGTGCACCGCCTTCTGGCCGCCGGCGCGGGTCCACAGATGCAGTTGCAACACCGCCTCGAAACCGTCGGACAACGACAGATCGTCGGCGACCGCCGACCATTCGCCGAGCTCGACGAACGGGAAACCCAGATAGTTCGGCGGCACGTCGTCGAGCGCGTTGACGCCCTGGGCGATCAGGGCGTCGAATGCGGCCTTCTGCAGCGGCCCGAGATCGAGATCGGCCATCCGATCAACCCTGACGCGCCGCCTGTTCGACGCTAACCCCGATGCGCTCGCCGAGACGACGCTTCATCGGGGTGATGATCTGATGATAGGCGGGAAAGAAGAACGGATGCGCCGGCACGTAGCCCTCCGTCGATCCCGAACGACTCGCGCGCGCGGCGGCGGACGGAAATTTCGCCGCTTCCTGATGAAGGTTGGCGAGACGATGACCGAACTCGAGCCAGGTCGCCTCGGGCGAGTTTTTGTCGCCGGCGCTGATGGTGACGCGGATGCTCGCGGCGCCGCGCTCGACGGTCTTGTGGATGGTCGCGGCGAGCTTGCCGGACTTGTGGTGCACGAGCTGCTTGGCGCGCGCGACCATCGCGTCGGCGCCCTGGACGAGCTCGCTCTCGATCGCCGTCCCGCAGGCCTGCGGGATCGCCCGCATCGCCCTGAACAGTTCCACGACGCCGGAAAACTTGGCCATCAGTTCAGCCAAATGTTCAGAACCGAACATAGTGTGGCCGTCACGAACAGATAGGCTGCAACGACACCCCAGCCCCGCAACGTGAAAAACAGGGAAAGAAACAACCTCATCTCACACCGCCACGCCGCGCTGGATCACCATCTCGATCATGCCGCCGCGGCGCACCGTCGCGTCGATCGAGCGGATGTTGTAGAGCTCGCCGCGGATCGCGACCGACCAGGCGGTGGTGACGCTTCTTGTCAGCGCGTCCTGACGCACGGCGAGCGTCGCCATGTTCTCGGTCTCGGTACGGCCCGCCTCGCGCGCCTCGCGCCCCGCGGCGACGATAAGATGCGCCCAGCGGGTGAACTGATCGACCCAGATATGGGAACGGCCACCCATGCCGTCCGGCACGTCCTGGAGCGCGCGAAACGTCGCGCGCTTGTCCATCTTGCCGGAAGGCATGGGAGGCGATCAGGATCAGCCCGACGTGCCGATGATGCGCAGCTTGCCGGTCACCGCGGTGGTCCCTCCGGAATTGGCGAGCTTGAGAATGTCGCCGGTCGTTGCCGTCACGGCCCATCCGGTGTTGGGCGCGACCAGCAGCGCACGCCCGCCGGGCTTGACCGCGATCGTGTGCGTGGCGCCACCGAACGGGCCGACAAACTGAGCGGAGGCCGCATTCCCCATCACGATGTCGTTGACATTCGCGGCATCGGCCTCGATCTCGATCGCCTTGATGCTGACGAACGTCAGAGTCGTGCCGAAGGCGTCGGCGAGCGCGCCGGCGAGATCGTAGGTCTGAGAGCCCGAGGCGGCGATGTTGATCGCGACCTCGTAGAGCAGATCGGCCTGGCCGGCGCCGACGCCGCTGGTGAGCACGATCGGATCGGCCGCCGGCACGTTGAGCTGCGGGCTGTCGAGGCTCGAACCGCGATAAACCGCCTCGATCGAGGCGCGGATGGTGGCGAGCAGGCTCATGCTTGTCTCCTCGATGGTTCGGGGTCGGACGGATCGGGCGGGACCGGCGCGATGCCGGGCAACGCATAGCGCAGCGGACGCAGCGCATCGGCCGGGCCGTCATGATGCATCAGGCTCCATGCATTCATGGCGACGACGAAGCGTTCGGCGATGTCGATGTCCCGCAACGAACGTGACAGCGTGCGCAACAACACCGCGCCGTTGGCGTCGAGCACGACGAGACGGCGCGGGTTGCGCCGGCAGATTTCGACGCGCACCGGCAGCGCGAACAGCATCGCGGCCGCGGCGGTGGCGGACATGATTCAGTAGTGCACGCGATAATTCGCGAGCAGCGCGTCGACGCCGATCGGCAGTTCCACCACCGCGGCGCGCGAGCGCTCGGCGATGAAGGCGGCGTCGCGATTCTCGTAGAAATGCGAGACGAGCAGCATCATGGCGTGCTTGATCGGCCAGGGGATATCGGTCACATTGGCGAATCCGCAGGTGTAGGTGATCTGCACCGCATCGAGTTTCCCGATCAGTGTCAATGGCCAGATCGTCGCCGGCGCCGGCGCGATGCGACCTTTCTGTTTGTTCGCCTTGATGGCGGTGACCTGATAGAGACTCGGGTCCATCGTCTGCAATGTGCCGCTGTCGTCGATGTATTTCAGGCTGTCGACGCTGATCAAAGGCGGATATGGCAGATCGATCGCGAGCTGCTCGCTGATCGGATAATGAAACGGGGGATAGCTCCAGCGCTGATAGAGCCCGGCGCCGGGGAAGCGATCGAGCGTCAGTTTCCATTGCTGCTGACAGAGCGCCATGCCGAGATAGCCGCCGGCGGCGCCGGGATCGAGAAACCCCACCACTGCCGGGATCAGCTGATTGCCGATGAAATCGTCGTCGTCGGTGAAATCGACGCGCAATTGCTGCTTCGCCTGGGCGAGCGTGATCGGCAACGCCGTCGGCGCCGTCACGAGCGTGAGCTCGCGACGTCCGCTCGAATGGAAGTCGTGCGGCTGATAGTCCATCAAGCGTCCGTCACCAGGCCGTCAGTCACGTAGCCGTGCCAGCCACAGCCGCCGCTCAACAACACCGAGCGGCTGCCGCCGTCGCCATCGAGCGTGAGATCGTGAAATCCCGTGCCGCGCAGCGACCAGCGGCCAGGCCCCGGCGTCACATCATCGGCGATGCCGCGCGATCGCGACCAGCAGATCACGGCGTGCGTCCCTGCGCGGCCGCGATTGGCGACGAAACATTTCGGGCACAGAAATTCCACACCCTGCGCATCGTCGATCGAGTCGACGATGCGAAAGTAGACGTGCCCGCCCTCGGGTTCATAGCGCAGCCAGCGCGGATCGAGATCGATCAGCCGCAGCGGGCCGCCTACGTAGGGCGCTCCTCGATCGGCTTGATCTCCGTCGAGGCCGGATCGGCCGGCGCAGGGTCAGATGCTGCAGCCGGCGGATCGACTGGCGCGGCGCTCTTGCCCGGCTTCTCGACGAAGCCTTCCTTTTTCAGTCCAGCGACGAGATCGTCGCGAATGTCCTCGACGGCACCCTCGACCAGCGATCGATGGGTCACGCCGTCGTGCGAATAGTGGAAGCCCTTGAGAATCTTCATGCGAGCCATGATGTGTTCCTCCGTTGGAGCTGATGATCGGGGTTCACCCGACGATGACGTGGAAGCTACCGTTCTTGGCGTTGCCGCCCGAGGCGATGACGATCTGCAGGCGATCGGCGGCGGCGTAGATGTGATCGTCCACCGCCGTGCCGCCGGCCGCATAGAGCGACGCAGCGCCGGTGATGCCATGCGTTGCCACGCGCGGGTAGCGCGAGGCGGAGGCATTGACGTTCGACTCCGACCAAACGGATTCCCCGGTCGCCTCGAGCGTCGCCGTCATGGTCGAGCCGTTGTCGAACGGCGTGGTGCCGTCCTTGACGTAGCGGATGCCGAGCACGCGCCCGGTGAACACCGGCGTGAAGACCGTCGCCGAGCCGTCGGCCGCGGTCACGACCGGAACGACGAAGCGCTGCACGTACATGCTCGCCTCCCGCTGTCAGGAGATGATCTTGGGGAAAAGGACGCGATCAGGTGCCGATCGCGATCCAGTTGACCTTCTTGGAGAAGGAACCGGCAGCGGCCGGCGTGGGATCGGTACCCGAGGTGTTCTGCCAAGTCTTGAGCAGGAACGAGCCTGCGGCCGGCGTGCCGGCCTGGTCCCCGATCGCGCAAGTTACCCACGAGTTCGCGTCGGCAACATCGGTCTCATAGCTGCACACGACCGCGACGACGGTCGTCAAGCCCGATGCGATGGTATCGCTCGCGGAAGCGGTGGTCGCCTGCCCGCGCGCCAGTTTGTAGCCCGACGCGACGGCGGCCGGGGCCGTGCTCAGCACCGCGGTGCGGTCGGTGCCGGCGATCTTCAGCGCGCCGCCCGAGGCGACGTTGAACACGCCACCGGATTCCACCTGCCAGGTGCAGCCCGAGCCCGCGTGCCACAGCGATCCGCCCTGGTCCATGTAGCAGGCCACGTTCTGGGCGAACGCCGCGATCGGCTCCTTGACGAGCGAGCCGATGCCGAGACCGGCCAGAACCGCGCCGACGAACGCGCCGACGAAGGCGAGAGATTTGCGCATTGGTAGCCCTCCGATGAGCGGGAGAAAATTGGCGCGATAGATTCGATGCTTCCCGGCGCCGCGGGAATTCAGGCGGATTGTTTCAAGAGATGCGGATGCACACTCGGCCGCGAATGATCATAGCGGCGCTCGATCTCGGCCGCGCTCGGAAGACTCGCCCGTGGCGTCATGCGCACCTTGGCAAGTCCGTCGGGCTGCGGTTCGATCGACACTTCGACGGCGTCATAGCCGTAGAGCCGGGTCGCCTTGGGCTCGATGCCGTCGAGCAGCGAGGAGTGTCCGGAGGTGCCGAGACGAATGCCCTTGGCGGCGGCATAACCGAGCCAGAACTCGACGCAGGCCCGGCCCTTCTCGGCCTGGTGACTGTGTGCATAGCTGAAATCGCAGCCGAACATCGAGATCTTCTCGACGCCGAGATGCACCGCATAGGCGACCGCGTAGGCCGCGGTCGAATTGAAATAATCGTAGCCGAGATGATTGATCACGTCTTCGAGCGGGAACGCGACGCAGCCCGGATAGCCCGCGCGCACCACGCTGGTGTAGATCGGGCCCGGATGCTTCTTGAGCCAGACCAGCATCGAGGCGACCATGCCGTCGGGATCCGCTGCGGCGCGCACCTCCTGCACGGCGACGTCGTCCATGTGAAAGATGCGATCACAGGCGAGGACGTCGCCCAGCGCATTGATCGCCCACACCTCGTCGAACATGGTGCCGCGACCGCCCGCACATTTCACGTGTTCGATATAGGTCGCCAGCGACGGGCCGAGCCCGAGGATCGCGACGTGGGCCGGCGTAGGGGCGGACGTCTTCTGCAGCACTGGATGTTCCTTTCGCTCGGGTTTCATGATCGCTGCGGCGCGTCGCGCGTGCACGATCAGAGTTCGGCCGGAGTGAGGACCGACCTCGGATTGTGGCCCACGCTGACCCATCACCTCGACAAGCTCCCAGCCGGTCTCGGCGAGCAACGCCGCGAATTCCGGGCGGGTGTAGTGACGATGATGAAACTTGTAATTCTTGAACGGAAAGTGTGTCTCGTTCGGAACGCTGGCGAGCAGGACCGGCGCCGCTTCGCGCAGCGCGCGCAGCATCGGCCGCGGGTCCTCGAGATGCTCGATGGTCTCGAAACAAATCGCGGCGGCGACTTGCGTGCCAACCGGCATGCTGAACGAGCTGGCATCCGCAACGAGCCGCGTCACCAGCGGATGATGATAGTGCCGCCCGGCGTAGGCGATCGCGTCCGGATCGTTGTCGATTGCGAGCACCGCATGCCCGGCCTCGGCCAGGATCTTCGCGCCGTAGCCGACGCCGCAGGCAAGATCGATCACGCGACTGCCGGGCGGCAAGATGCGCACCGCCCATTCGTAGCGCGCGACATGGTCGCGCCGGATCCCGTCGAGGGTCGGCGCGACCTGTCTTTCACCGGATTCCAACACGATCAGGTCGCGACCGGCGCGTTCTGCGGACGGCCGAGAATCGCATCGATGCCGATCGGGGTACCGGCCGTGATGGTCGACGATACCTTGAGCTTCACGTATCGCTTGAAGCCGATATAGCCGAGCCGCTTGACGCAGTTCTTGCTGACGCCGGAAACCCGCGATGCCGTGGCGCCGAGGCCGACGTTGGCCTCGAGCCCGAGCATGTCCGCGTCGGCGACCGACGTGAACGAGCCGCCCGTGGTATCGCCCTCGGTCAGCAGCGCCGTAAACACGGCGTTGGTCGCCGTGACGGTGCCGTAGTTGATCAGGAACTCGATGGCCTGATAGCCGGCCGTGTCGATGGCGGGCGTGGTCTTGCCGGTGCCCGTGGTGCCGATCGCGACGGCAGAGATGCCGCGCTTGACGGCAATATTGTTGTGCAGATCGCGCTTCATGGCATTCTACCTCGTAAGTTCGATGAAGGGAGGATGAGACGCCCCGATCCGAAGATCAGGGCGCTTCGTTCAGGAGAGTCGTCGCGATTCCGATCAGGTGCTGATCTTCATCTTCACGATCGCCTCGCCGAGCGTGACCCCGCCGCCGACGCGCTTGCGCGCGCGGAACAGGATCATGCCGTTGGCGGCGACCGTGAACGGATCGCGCAGCACCTGGATCGACACGCGGTCGACCACGCGATAGGCGCGGCGGAAGTCGCCGACCGCCACCGGATAGGTGCCGGCGGCGACGTCGGGCATGTCCGGCATCTCGGCGTAGGGTGCGCCGAGCACCGTGTTCACCTGACCCGCGGCGATGCCTGGCAGCCACAGATACTGCCCGGTGGCGTCCTTGAGCTGCCGGATCTTGCCGAGCGTCTGTCGATTGAAGATCCAGGTGGCGTTGGCCGCGTAGGAGGTCTTCAGCCCCTTCGCGCTCGGCGTGCCGAAGAACACGTTGATCAGCGCGTCGGCCTGGAAGTCGGTGGCGAGCCCGGAATTGACGACGAGCACGTCGCCGTTGGTCAGCACGCCCTCGGCCTGCTCGGCGCCGCCGATGCCGGAGATGAACTCCTTGCCCTCGGCGACCGCGAACTGCTCGACGAACTCGCCTTGCATCTCAGCTTCGATGTCGAACGCGGAATCCTCGATCATCTGCTGGGAGATATGCACCTCGGCGAACAGCTCACCCGCCGGGATGTCGACCATGCCGGTCTTGTAGCCGGTCGTCTCCGAACGCAGACCGATCTCGCTGACGCGCTTGGCCGCGAACACGCCGGTACGCTTGGGCAGCCGCAGCGAGGGCACGCTGATCGTCGTCACTCGGGCGAGCGCCCGCAGCGGCGACATCAGAATGACCGCCTTGATGATCTCGCGCTCGAGCTCGCTCGGCGCGAGATAATAGCCGCCGAGCGTGTCGTTGCCGCCGAACAGCGATTTGTATTCGTTGAGCGCCTTGGCGTCGGCGTCGGCCGGCAGCGATTCCTTCTGCAGCCGGGCCCAGCGGTTGAACACCGCCTTGTATTGCACGTGCTTGGGATCGGCCGGATCGGTATTGTCGAACTTGATGCCGGCACGATTGAGCTTGGTCTCGATCTCCTTCATCCAGGCGCTGGCGGTCTTGTTCTGCTCCTCGATCGCCTTGAGCTGGCCTTGGGTGAGCGTGATCGCCTGGTTGAGCGGCTCGAATGCGGCGAGCGTCTTCTCGATCTTGCCGAGTTTCTCGGTCGTCACCGGATCGGCGACGCCCTTGGTCTCGATCTGCTTGATGCGCTCGTCGTTCGTCTTCTTGAATTCCTCGAAGCCGGTCATCACCGGCTCGACGGCCTTTTCGACCGCAGTCTTGAGCTCTGCAGCGTCCATGGGATGAGTCCCTTTGTTTGCGATGAGCGTTCGCCGTTTCAGCGGCGGAACGCGTCGGCGAGCGGCGCAAGGCCTCCCGCGATGGCTTGCCGAATGATGTCGTCGTCCTCATCCCGAGGATCGAGCGCCTTGTAGCCGCGTTCGGCGATCGCCGCGGCCTGGGCGCGCGAGAACCCGCCTGCATCCCGCAGGAAGGCCTCGAACTCGCGGATCGTCCCGATCCCCGAGCTACTCAGACTGTGAATGCGGGCCGAGGTGTTGGCCGGGAACGTCACCGGCCCGACCTCGGGCAATTCCTTGATGGTCTCGATGATGCGGCGCGGCTCGTTGTCCTTGGTGCCGCGCACGTGACGGCCGACCAGATACGCCATCGAGAGCGAGTCGAGTTGACCTTCCTTCATCGCGCCGTAGAGCCGCTTGCCGCTCTCGGTATCGAGATTGATCAGTTGGCCCTTGCACTCGAGGCCGCGCGTGTCCTCGCTCATGCCGTTCCACTTGCCGACCGGCAGCAGATCCTCGGGCGCCGGCGCGGCGAAGAACGACGCCAGTCCGCCGTGATTGAGCAGCATCTTTGGCATGGTGCCGGCGTTCTTGTGATCCGCGAGCACGCCGGTGAAGGCGCCGGGCTTGATCAGATCGCCCTTGTCGTCCTCGTTGTTGAAGACCGAGCCGTAGCCCTCGAACGTGCCGGCCGGCTTGCCGTCGCCTTCGGTGAACTTGTATTCGAAGCGGCTGAAATTGAAATCGAGCCCGGGGCGCGCGAGCGACTTGCGATCCTTGTCGATCGCGTCGAGCAGCGAGGCAGCGGCCTTCTCGACCGCGCCGTCGGATTGCTGCGCTGCGCGTTGCTTCGCCGCGATCACGCCCGCTCGATAGACCTTGCCGCCCTTGCCGTAGGGATATTTGAAGCGGCCCTTGGTCTTCTCGGCGGCCGAACGGTCGATGCCGAGATGGAATTTCGAGTAGGTGTCCCAATCCTCGCCCTTAGACCCGAGCAGCGCGTTGCCGTCCGACGCGTCGAACGACCACGGCGAGGACTTGTCGATCTTGCCGGCGGCGATCAGCGAATGGGCGTGGCTCTCGCCGGCGAGATTGAGATCGGTCATGGCTCACTCCGTGTGGGCGTCATCGCCCTGCGAGGGGTCTGCGGGCCCGGGCGCGATCGCCGGGTTGGTGGGCGTCGGCAGCTGGCTCGCGGTGCCGCCGAGCGGGTTGAGATCGCAGCGATCGCGCACCTCGTCCTGCGTCATCCAGGCGGGCGAGCCGCCGGCGCCGAGCGCCTTCGAGAAATATTCCGACTGCGCCTTGCTGTCGCCGCGCATGAGCTCGTGATACGAGATGCGCGTGATGAGATCCGGCTCGCCGGCGAGCAGATCGCGTTTCGTCGTCTGTTCGAGACGCCGCCCCCACGGCATCAGCGAATGCACCACGTGGGCGATGAAGAAGGCCTCGGCCGAGGCGAACGTCGGGGCCTTGTCCGCGTGGCCGATCATCTGCGGGAACACGCGCAGCATCCGGCAGATTTCCTCGACCTGGAATTTTCGGGTCTCGAGGAACTGGGCGTCGACCCCGGTCATGCCCTCGCGCGGCGTGAATTTCTGTCCGGCGTCGAGCACGATGGTCTTGAACGCGTTGCGCACGCCGGACCAATGCTTGACGATCGCCTCGCGCAGCCGCTCCTTTGCCGGCTCGTCGAGTTTGCCCGCGACCTCGATCACCCCGCCGGTCTGCGCAGCGTTGGCGTGGAGCATGGCATGGGTTTCTTCCGCGGCGATCGAAAGCCCGATCGCCTCGCGGGCGAGCCGCATCACGTCCATGCCCATGACGCCGCGCCAAGTCGGGCCGCGCAGATGCAGGATGTCGGTGCGCGGCAGCGTCTTAATCGTGCCGTCGAGATCGGTCACGTCGTAGACGATCGCGCCGTCGGTTCGCTGGCGCGCCACGCAGCGCCCCGGGATCAGCGGAATGAGCTCGACGATCTCCTTCTTGCCGGGCGGTCCGACGCGATTGATGTAGTCGTAGGCGTTGCCGGTCAGCGCCGCGTGATAGAGCTTCATCTCGCGCCACTCGAACGAAGTCAGCCAGTCCGCCGGCGCGTGCTCGATCAGTCGATCCACCGGATGATCGCGCAGCGGGAGCTTCGAGGCGCCGGCGATCTGATAGACCCCGAATGGCAGCATCGCAATGCCCTCGGCGAGCACGCGCAGGCAGGCGAACACAGTCGAATTGGCGAGCGCAGTCTCGATCGTGACCGACACGCCGGACCGCGCCATCGGCTGGCCCAGCAGCGCCTGCCAGGTCAGCGCCGAGATGTCGGCGGCCTTGTATTCGAGCCCGGTGCGGAGCGCGCCGAACAGCGAGCGCATCAGCGCCTCGACAGCAGCCAGGCCGCGACGATCAGCATCACGCCTGCGACGATGAATCCGGCCGGCTCATAGATGCTCCAGCAGCCGTAGGCAATCGAGCCCGCGCCGAGGATGCCGGCAAGATCGACGATCAGACTGGGGAGAGTGGCGGCCGTCGCGGCGAGGCCTCTTGCGAGATTTGAGCGCAGCGACGCCATGATGGTCCGTCCCCATTGTTTCAGCCGATCACCAGCAATTCGCCGCTTTCGAGATACGATCCGGACTCTTCCGGCTTCGCTGCATTGGCAATGCCGAGCGCCTCGATCGCGCCGACGACGAGATCGATCTTCTCGGCGGCGCGTTCCTTGTCCGGCTTGATGTTGCCGGCGGGATCCTTGCGCACGGCGGCATTGCCGCACATCCACTTGAACACCGGATGATTGCCGTGCTCGAGCTCCCCGGCGAGGAACAGCCGCTCGAATTCCTTGGTCGGCGCCGCCATCGACGCGTAGCCCTGACCGAACAGCGCCACCGGGATGCCGTGCTTGCCGAGATTGACGGCGACCTGAGTCGCGTTCCAGCGATCGATGGCGATGCCGGGCTCGCCCTCGACCACGACGCGGAACATCTCGGCGTCCTCCATCACCGATTTCTCGACGAAATCGTAGTCGGTGACGTTGCCGGGCGTCGTCACGAGCGCGCCCTGACGGATCCATTGTCTGTAGGGCGAGCGCGGCGCGTCGCGCTCCTCGACCGTGTCCTCGGGCACCCAGGCGCGCGGGATGAACACCCAACGCTCGCCGGGCTTTTCCGGCGGGAACAGCCACACGTTACCCGTGATGTCGCTGACCGAGCCGAGATCGATGCCGCCGTAGGCGCGTCGTCCCTTCATCCGCTCGGGCAGTTTCTTCCACAGGTCCGGGTCCTTGGGATCCTCGGTGTTCGCTCCCCAGCGCAGCATCGGCAGCCAGCGCTTCTGCTGCTCGACCCACAGCCCGAGATGATAGCGCTTGAAATCGTTCTCGAGCCGCGGGTTGCGTTGCGCGTTTCGGCACGCCGCCTCGAGGAAGTCGGCCTTGGGCGAGACGCCGAAATTCGGGTTCGCCTTCTTCCAGGTCTCGGGCGAGGTCCAGTCGTCTTCCGCGTCGGCGCCGTAGATGAAGCAATAGCATTCGGGGTCGAGATCGGGGTTCTCCAGGATCGCGAGCGCGTCCTGATAGAGCTCGTGCGCATAGGTCTTGAGCTTGCCGGCGGTCGAGATGATGGCGTCGAGCGGTTGCCGCCGCGACGCCATGCCGTCGACCAGGAAGCGATGCAGGTCGGGCGAGGTCCATTCGTGCGCCTCGTCGCCGAGCGAGCCGTGAACGTTGAAACCGTGTTTGCCTTTGGCGTCGCCGGAGAGCGCCTTGAAATTCGACATCAGCGCCGGGCAGAACAGCGCCGTCGCCGTCGTCTCATAATGCTCGGAGAGCGCCGCCGACATCGAGACCATGTCGCGGGCCTTGCCCCACAGGATGCCGGCCTGGCTCTTGTCGGTCGCGTAGGCGTAGACCTCGGCGCCGGGCTCGCCGTCCGCGATCGTGAGCGCATGGCCGATGCCGGCGAACCACTCCGTTTTCCCGTTCTTCTTCGGCACGAAGCCGCGAACGCGGCGGTAGCGCCGGGTGCCGTCGCTCCGTCGCCGCCAGCCGAAGATGTTGCGGGTGTGCGGTATCTGCCACTCAGCGAGATGGAAAGTCTTGCCCGCCCACTCGCCGGTGACGTTGGTCAGATAGCGCGGAAAGAACTCGACCGCGGCATCGGCCAGCGCCGCGTCGAAATAGAACGGGCCCGACACGTCACGTCAGTTCGGCTTGCCGCCCGACGAGCTCGCCACGTGCGCCAGAAACCCGACCGGAGACTGCGGCAGCGGATCTTCGGGCTGTTCGGGCAGCGCCTCGCCCGATCGCCCGTCGGGCTCCTCGAGCGTGTCGTCGAACAGATCGAGCGGGCGAGGCATCGCGGCGAGGCCGCGGATGAGATTCTGGCGCGCCAGCGGGTTCAGCCCGAGCCGATCCTCGAGCGATTGCAACACGCGTTCGAGGTCGAGCATGTCCTTGAAGATCGGATGCCGACGCAGCAGCTTGCCGTGCTTGGATTCCGACACCCACCAGGTCTGCTTGCCGTCGAGCGCGAGCTTGTCGTCGACCCAGCGCGTCAGATAGCTCGCATAGCGTGCGATCTCGTTGATGTCGGTCAGGCGCGCCAGGCGCCGCGGCCCGAGCTCCTCGGTCACGCGGCGATAGAGATCGCGCTCGCGCGGCTGGGTGAGATAATCCGGCACCGGAAACGACAACGTGCCGCCGGACATTGCAGGCGCGTCCCGATCATGCAGCGGCCGGCGGCCCGGGTTGCCCCGCGCGCGCTTCAATTCGTCCGGCTGCGCTTTTCGACCACGCATTGCATTGTTCCATTGGGACTCGCATCGCTTGCGAAGCGGGCGAATCGTGAGTTGCATCCTACAGTCTATCCTGCGCGCAAGTCGCAACCGCGCGGAAACGACGGAAAAGCAGCGAATTACGCAATGTTTTCAATTACTTCCGACGCGGGATAGTCCTTGGCTTCGCTGCGGGAATCCATACAATGATCGTCAGCGAAGGGACCGCTCGACGTGCGACGCGCGCAACCCCGCAGAAAAACCATCGCCCCAAAGGGGCGGGCTGTCTGACAAAGCGAATTGCCCCTGTGCTCGACGCGCAGCCACTCGCGGGACCGACTGTCTGACCCGCCGCGCTCCGCCATCGTGAGATGCCCGAGTCGTGAACCGCGCCGAGCACATCTAAGCGCAATTCTTCATCTCTGGATCTGACGCTACCAACCTCGCAAAAGTCTCCCCGCGCCATTTTGTTTGACGTTCAAACAAACCGCGCGGCCGCGAGGGTCAGGATCTCAGCCTTGCGCCGCATCGTGACGGTCACACGTAAACGATGCGGCGACGGGGTGCGACCCGCACCGACAAGGGGACCCAACATGACACGGGAACAGAAACTCGCCGCGATCCGCGCCATTCTCGACGCGATCGTCGAGGGCGTGAAAGCCGGCGGCTCGATGGGCACGCCGGGCGGCGTGCTCTACGCCGCGCTGCTCGACAAGATAAATCTCAGCCAGTTCGAGGCGATCATGGCCGCGCTCGTGCAGAGCGGCCGACTGCGCCGACAGGGCGAACGCTATTTCGCCGCCAACTGAGGGAGACAACGATGGCAAACGTTCGCGTCACCGATCGCGCGCTCTGCATCGTCAAGGCGCGCCACAAGGCAACCGACAATCGCGGCTTCATCTATTGCGACAGCAACGTCGGACGACGCGGCGAGATTCGCTGGTATCGCGTGCTGATGGTCGGGCGCAAACGCCTCGCCCACAGCACGATGAACCGGCAAGTCGCCGAGACTTGGATCGCCGACATGGCCGGCCCGTCGGACGAATTCGAGGTCGAGCACATTCATCCCGGCATCTGATCGAGCGCAGCACAGAGGGGCGGCGAGTTGCCGCCCTTCGATGGTGCGCTTGGCACCAACAAGGAGACCAGCATGAAATACCGAATCGCACAGTGCGTGGACGGTCAAATCGTCACGACCGAGCCGGCCGATATTTTCGCCTGGGCGGAAGTGGCCGGGTTCCAGATCGTGAAACTTAGCAACAACCCGCGCCAACGCGCCGAGCTGCAGGGTCAGCCGATATTCGTCTCGCTCTGCGGGCCGATGTGGGACGGCGATGCAGTGCGTTACGAGGATCAGCGCAGTAACGACATTCTAAGCACATAAAGGAGCGCAGCACAGAGCCGATCGCGCCAGAAACACGGTCGGTTCGATGGTGCGCTTGTGCACCACAAGGAGACCAGCCATGAACGACTATGAAGCAAAGCAGGAACGACGGCGCGAACGTCTGCGGGCCCGCGCCGAGCGCCTGCATGCCGAGGGCGTCGCCCGCGTCAAGCGCGGCGACGATGCCCTGCATCTCATCCCGCTCGGGCAACCGATCCTGATCGGGCATCACTCAGAAAAATCGGATCGCGCGTATCGCAATCGCGCCCTCAACAACATCGGCAAGGGCTACGAGTTGCAGACCGAGGCGCGCCAAGTCGCCGCACGCGCCGAAGCGGTCGGCACCGGCGGCATTTCTTCCGACGATCCCGAGGCGGGCGCAATCATGATCGCCCGGCTCGTCGCCATCGCCATCTTCACCGCCGAGCTCGTGGTGATCTTCGGGATCGTCGAGCATCAGTTCGTGGGCGTGCTGATGTACCCCTGAAACGCAGGCCCCGCCGAAGCGCTCGCGCGCCACGCGGGGCCCCGGGGAACCCCGCCGCGCTGCCGCGGCGGGGAAACCCCATCTGCCCGCGACAAGGAGACCAAGCCTTGATGCGTTTTAGCACAGCGGACAGGCCCCAAATCTAGCATCGAATCAGCAAGGAGACCAGCCACATGGCCCGCAAACCCCAGGCCCCGAGCCTGATGGATCGGCTGCGCGAACGCATCGCCGCCGAGCCAAATCCGCCGCCGCCGCTCACGCAATCGAAGGGCTCGGCGGCGATCATCCGCAACCGCCGACGCCTCGGGCTTCCCGATCTGCCGACCGACGCCGAGCGCGCCGAATGGGCGAAGCGTCGCAAGTGACAAGAGCGCAGCACAGAGCCGCCGCCCGCAAGCGGCGACTCGATGGTGCGCTACTGCACCAACAAGGAGACCCGACAATGACTGATCGATCAGCGCAGATCGCCGCAATCAAACAATTGCGGGAATACGATCACGTGTTCATATCGCCCGAAGGCGTCGCGCATTTTACCGCGCCGTTCGGATTCAAGGGCACGATGGTTCGTTTGAAGGCGAACCCGAACGATCCCAAGGGACTGACGCTTGAGAACGGCGCGGAGGAAGCCGAAGGGGCGGATGCAGCTTCACTGGCCGCCGAGATTTGCCGCCATCTGGGCGTCGAATGTCCTGCGATGCTCGGACGCGGCTCTCAACTCCGTGTCTGTTGCGACGTCTTGCTCGAACATCTCGAAAAGAACTGATCGAGCGCAGCACAGAACGCCGTCCGCAAAAATTCGGGCGGCGTTCGATGGTGCGCTTGTGCACCGACAAGGAGACTGAACATGAGTACCACGCAAACGACAGTGCCGTTGTCGCAGCTTCGGCTCGACCCGGTCAACGTTCGCAAGGGCGATCGGGGTCCCGATCCCGAGTTCGTCGCATCGATCAGAGCCAACGGCGTCGAGATGCCGCTGGCGGCGCGACCGAACGGGACCGGCTATCTCGTCACCGACGGCGGCAAGCGCCTCGCAGCGTTGCAGGCGCTCGCCGAGCGAGGCGACATCCCCGCCGATCACCCGGTGCCGGTCGTCGTCAAGAAACGCACCGATACCCAGGCGAAGGAACTCAGCCTGACCTTGAACGTGATCCGGTCCGGCATGCACCCGGTCGATGAATTCCGGGCGCTCGCTGAGCTCCATCGCGACAAATCGAAACCGCTCGACGTGGATGCGATCGCGACTCGCTTCGGCTGGCCGCGCAAGCAGATCGAGCAGCGCCTCGCGCTGGGTTCGCTAGACGACAAGATCCTCGACGCCTGGCGCCAAGGCACGATCAACGCCGACACCGCCAAGGCGTTCACCCTGTGCGCGAGCAAGAAGGCGCAAGTCGAGCTGTTCGACAAGCTCGGCAAGCACGGCCGCATCGATGACTGGGCCGTCAAATCCGCGTTGCGCATCGGCCACGACAACCCCGGACGATTTCTCGCCGTCATCGGCGTCGAGAATTACATCAAGCGGGGCGGCCGGGTGACCGAGGATCTGTTCGGGACGGATCACGTCGTTTCCGACCCGAAACTCGTACACGCCATGATCGAGGAGAAGCTCGCCGCCGTGCGCGACGAGCTCCTCGCCGAAGGCTGGGCGTGGGTCATCGATCGCCCGAACGACTATTATCTCTACGGGCGCATCCAAGGCACGATCAAGACGCCGAAGGAGAAGCGCGAGCGCCTGAAAGCGCTCGAAACGCTGCTCAACGCCGCCGAGGAAACCGACGAGGACGATCCCGAGGCTCTCGCCGCGCTCACGGAGCATACCGTGCTGCAGGGCGAGATCGCGCGGGCGTCCTTCACGCCGGAGCAAAAAACCAAGTCCGGCGTGTTCGTCCATCTCGAACGCGAGGGTTCGATCAGCTTCGAATTCGGCCGGATCAAGCCCGCCGCGCGTCGGGAGATCGAACGCGAAAAGACGCGGAGCGTGGCGAGCGGGACCGAAGGCAAGACGAAAGCCAAGTCGGCGACGCCCGTCATCTCCAACGCGCTCAAGATGCGGCTCGACGTGCAGCGCACGAAAGCGACCAAGCAAGCGCTGCTCGCCGATGCTCACGGCAACGCACTGGGCGATCTGGCGGCGAAGATCATCGCTTCGCAGATCACGCCGGATCGACCCTACGCGATGCACGTGAGCGATCGCGACATGGTCGCGCTGCGCAAGACCATCACCGGCAAGGTGATGAACCAAGCGCTGCGCGATTGCTTCGACGCCAAGGATTATTTCGAGTCGGCGCCGAAGGGACTGGTGCTCGCAGCGATCCGCGACGCCGTCAACCCCGACGAGGCGCGCAAACTCCTCGGCAAGAAACGCGGCGAGATCGCCAAGTTCGCGATCGCAAATGTCGCCAAGACCAAGTGGCTCCCCGCCGAGCTGCGGACCGAGCATTACGATGGCCTGGCCGCCAAGCCGAACGGCAAGCCCAAGACCAAATCGACCAGCAAGTCGAAGCGCACGTAACGAGCGCAGCACAGAGGGGCGGCGGCAACCCCGCCGCCCTTCGATGGTGCGCTTTCGCACCGACAAGGAGACCAATCGTGAAAACCCAACTCGACCTGTTCGTTCCGACGATCGAACGGTCGGCGGAAATCCCGGCGGGGATCGTCTATTCCTTCGCCGGGCGCCCGCTGCTGGTAGTGAAATGCTACGGCAGCGATCCCGCCGCGCCGGTCATCGTCGAGGAGCTCGCGAGCTTCTCGCCGCGCGTCTTGCGCGGCCAGCTCGCGCTGTGGTCGGCCGACGGCGTCTCGCGCGCGATGCGGAGGCGCTGAACATGGCCGCCATCATCGAACTGCCGGTCCATCGGATCATTCCCGATCCGAACCAACCGCGGAAAACCTTTCCGCCGGACTACATCAAAGACCTCGCGGCGTCGATCAAGCGCCGCGGGCTGATCCAAGCCATCAGCGTGCGGCCACTTCCGCAAGCCAAGCGCAACGGGGCGCTCTACATCATCACCGCCGGCGAGTGCCGCTGGCGCGCGCACGTCCTGCTCAAGCGCAAGACCATCCCGTCGATCGTCGACGCGATCGACGAACGCGAAGCGCGATTGCGCTCGATCGTCGAAAATCTGCAACGCCGCGACATGAACCCGATCGAGGAGGCGCGCGCGTTCCAACTGCTGATCGGCGACGACTACAGCGTCGATCAGATCGTCGAGGAGCTCGGATTGAAAAGCCCGGCCATCGTTCGACAGCGGCTCGATCTGCTCGACTTGCTGCCGGAGCTCCAGCAGCTGGTGCTGAGCGGCAATCTCGCCGTCAACATGGCGTGGGGCGTCGCCCAGGTCGCGCATCCGTTGCAGATGCGATTGATGCGCGAAATCCAGAGCGGCAAGCTGCGCACCAGCGAACAAGTCAAGCACGCCGGCATCGCCTTGCGCGACGCCGCCGCCCAGCTCGACGCGTTCGCTTCGCTGCCGAAGGCCTCGCCCCGCGATCTCGCGAAAGTCTCGCGGCTCGAGGAGATGATCGGCTCGATCGCCGAGATGGTCATGGCGGGGTTTCAGGACGGCGAATGCGTCGCCGCGCAGCGGGTCTCCCCGGATCGTGTCAAGCTGATGGCCGACAAGCTGGCGCTGATTCGCAAGCACGTCTATCAAATGGAGCACGCGTTGCGTTGCGTCGCCACGCAAACGGAAATCAAACTGGAGACGACGCAATGAAAGTCCTCACCATCCATCAGCCGTGGGCGTGGCTCATCGCCCGCGGCATCAAGGACGTGGAGAATCGCCGCTGGCCGATCAACTATCGCGGCCTGCTGCTCGTGCACGCCGGCATCGGCTCATCCTCAGTGCCGATCGAGGTGACCGATCTTGTGCGCCACATGCGGGGCGACGAGCCTCTGCCGATCGGCGGCGTGATCGGGCTCGTCGAGATCATCGATTGCGTGCGATCTCACCCGAGCAAGTGGTTTCACGGACCGTTCGGCTTCGTGCTGCGCAACGCCCGCGAACTGTCGTTCACGGCGTGTCGCGGCCATCAGGGTCTGTTCGACCCGCCCGCCGCGCTCGCCGAGCTCGTCACGGCGATCCGCACCCACACGATCTGATCTCTGCCAAGCCCCGCCCATTCCGAGCGATCGGAACCGGCGGGGCTTTTTTTGTGACCAAAATTCAGGCGGCGATCTGTTCGCCACTGATCAGCGCTTGCGCCTCGGCGCGCGGCATCGCGTCGCCGGCGTATTCGAACACCGCACACGGCCGGCCGCCACCGCGTGCCATCGTCGAGGTCTTGCCGAGCGCGGGCGAGAACACGCCGGGTCGCTTCTGCAGCGCCCAACGCGGCGAACGATCGAACGATCGCACCAGCGAGGGATGCGCCGGATAGGTGTGCAATCGCAGCCCGAGTCCCTTGTGCGCTGCGCCGAGTGCGTCGACCAGGATCATCGCGAGCCCGAGGCCCTGATAGTCCGGCAGCGTAACCAGGCGCGACACGCCCTTGATGTCGCGAACCTTGGGATGTGGCCGATGCAGCACGCCGGCGAACGATGCGGGCACGCCCTCGACGAACAGCACGTAGCAGGCTGCCGAGTTGGCGAGCTCCGCGGTCAGATAGTGAAACGGCGCGAATAGTCGCCACGCCGCATGATCGACTCGCGCAATTTCGACATCGAGAGCGGGTCGTCGTTGAACCGACCTCCATTGGAAGGTCATCGTCGCCGGCTCCAGCATCCAATCGGGCTGCAGCCAATCGATCACGTCGTAGTGACACGTGATCGCGACGAATTTCTTCCCGCGCTTGCGCACGTGCTTCTGCACGGCATGACAGCCGATATGCGCCACCTGGCGATCCACGACCGACGTGAACTCGTCGATGACGATCTCACCTCCGCCCTCGAGCAGATGTCGGGCGAGCTCGACGCGGAATTTCTCGCCGGTCGAGAGCACCCCGAACGGCTTCATCCACGATGGGATGGTGTTGAAACCGACCGCCGAGCAAATCTCGGCGATCTCCGCGATGGTGAAGCGCTCGTCGAAATCGTCGCACACCGACTCGGCTTTCCAGGCGAGCGCCGCCGGCTCGCCGAACAGTTGGCGCGCCACGGACGATTTTCCGGCGCCGGATGGACCGACGATCAGCCCCACGTTCCAGTCGCGCTCGTCGATCGGCAAGTCGCCGGCCCAGTGATGCGACAGCTTCTCGCTCGCAGGCACGTCGAACATGCCGGAGAGCTGCTTGACGCGCGGGGTGCGCGCGAGCCGCGTCTCGACTAGGAGATCAACGCGTCGCATGTAAGGCCCTGACTCTCCAGTTGCGCCAGCAACTCGCGCTGATGGGTCTCGTCCCTGCAGCGCACCACGACAGAATAGGACAGCCCCTCGAGCTGCGGCCCCGTGTTCGGGCCGGTCGCCGCTGGCAGATATTTCGAGAGCTCCTTGTCGCTGAAGCCGAGCCCGGGGAGATCGGTGCCGAGAGCGTCGAGCTCGAGGAGCTCGGCGCCGAGCAGTTCGTCGTCCCACCCGGCTTTCAGCGCCAGCACATTGTCGGCGATCGCATACTCGCGACACTGCTGATCGGACCATGCCTCGGGCGCGACGATGACCGGGACGTCGGCGAGCCCAGCCAGCTTCGATGCATGCCAGCGACCCTCGCCGGCGATGATCGTGCCATCGGGCTTGGCGAAGATCGGTTTCGGCAGGCCGCGCAGCCGGATCGAGTCGGCAAGCTGCGCGAGCTGGCGCGGCGGGTGTTTGCGCGGATTGCGCGGATCGGGCTTGAGGCGATCGAGCGGCCAGCGCTCGATGCGCTCGGGAAGCCATGGCGCAGGCGCGCTGATAGCCTCTGCCGCAGGCGCGCTCGCGTCACTCATTCGCGCTTCCTTGTCCTCTGGAGTCACCCGCCGCGAACGGCCGGGGCTTGCGATCGGAGGCGGGCAAAAAACCCTCGTCGGATGAAAAAAAGTTTTCGGAATTCTGCGAAATTGCGCGCGCGCT